AGACAGTCTAATAGGCAAGACAAAAGAGAAGTTAAGAAAAGCGAAAGAAACATGCCTAAGAACAAACCGCCGAGAAAAACTAAATTTAGTCAAGGCGCGCGTGCGTCTTCAAGAAGAACTTCTAGTTGGAAAAAAGGGGCTGGAATAAAATATAACACTAGATCTTTATTTAGATGAAAAACAACAAAAAATTCAAAGACACAAAAGTAGGGATATTTTTAAAACAAAAAGCTCCAGCAATATTAGATGGTATAGGTAACATATTACCAGATCAAGGAGGCTTTGGTTTAGTAAAAAATCTTATAACAAGTGATGATAATATAGAGCAAGAAGATAAAGATAAAGCTATAAAATTATTAGAACTTGATATACAAGAAATGAAAGATGTATCTAGTAGATGGCGTAGCGATATGAAGTCTGATTCATGGTTAAGCAAAAACACTAGACCACTTACATTAATATATTTAACTGTTGCTTCTACAATATTAATGATAATTGACTCTTTTCACACTATGTTCGATGTAGATGAAGCGTGGGTAAGCTTATTAAAAACATTATTAGTAACAGTATATGTAGCGTATTTTGGTTCGAGAGGCGCTGAGAAAATAACAAAAATAAATAAATAAAAATTATGAGTGTAATAGGAACAACACTAAAACAACCAAGAGTATTCGCTCACGACGCTGTAGATTTAAAAGATTTACCAGGTTGTATATATGCTGGTGCAAAAGGTTTTGATTTAATTACAGGTCAAGGAGATCCAGGTACAGGTTTTGAAGAAAATGAATGTTATCAAACGTATAACGAAACAACTGGAGGTTATGGAGCTATTGTGCAAGTTACTTCTGTAGGTGCAAATGGAGAAATAGAAGGCTTAGATGTTTGTCCGTGCGGAAACGGAACAATGTACAGTAAGGGAGATATTTTAACAATAATATGGAATGAGACTGCAGGCTCTACATCTGGTACTAATTCAACAGGTTTTGTATCAGTAGATGCTCTTCAGTTTGAAGAGTGGGGCTTTGGATGTCCTTTTAGCCCAATGGAAAATAGAATATTAACTGAAGATGAGGTTGACGCTGCTAATAATATTGTTGGATATGAAGCTAAACCACCAACTTTATTACAAAAACAAATTGTAACTTGGAACTGTGGAAATGAAGAACCACAATCTTGCCCTGAATCAACGTTTAATCCTGGAGCTGCTTTATATATAGGAAGAAATTTAAGCCAATTAACCGTAATCATGGAAAGTGGTAATAAAGCTTTGTATAGAAATATATCTGCAGGAACATTTATGCCTATTTCATGTCTAACCGTATGTGCTGTTGTTTCAGGCGGAGAAGAACCAGAGCCTATTACAGACCCTGCAGATGCTCAAATATTAGTATTATTCTAATGCCAGTTAATACAAACACCAACACTATACAAGTTAAATGTTCATAGGCAATATAAATAAAATACCTAGTATTGTTAATTTACCAGGTCAAAACAACGTCGCCAATAATGGTTTTGCGTTTAAATTCACTAAAGGTTCAGATAGTTGGTTTGAAGCTTCAAATGTTGCAGTTGGTAATTATACAGATGTAGCTATTTCTTGTTGGATAACAATTGATGCAGAGTTTTTTAACGACCCAGCTCCTAATACTAGTGAAACTCAACATATAATAGATAAATATGCATTTGTTACTGAAGGCAGTGAAACAGTTCAAAAAGGTTATAGACTTATATTAGAAAAAGGATTTAATCAAGGGGGATCAATTTATAGAAGACTCGTATTTCAAGCTGGTGTTGGTAATAATGATACTACTCCTAGCACAGGAAAAGTTGTTATACCTGTTACCGACTCAACAAGTCCTGGAGACGATCTTTCACCAAACACCATATATTTAGTTATGGCTAGTATTAGTAATCAAAATATGGTTTTACAACTAAAAGGTGATAATGTTTCAAGAGATGCATTAGCAATTGCACCAGATCCAATGGCTCTTTCTAATTCTTTTTTAGTAGTTGGAAATGCTAATCCAAGTTCTACAGCTTCTGAGTTTGGTGGTAAGGTTGATGAAGTAGCAATTTGGGAAGACAAACCAGTCAGCGCCGCTATAATTGATCAAATTTTTAACTGGCCAGTATATAAAGATCTCAACGCTACTGGTAGTAGCGGTAGTCTTTTTGGTGCACCAGCGCTTTGGTATCAAATGGGTGAAGGAGCTTCGCTTGTTAACGGTGAATACGTATTACCTAATATAGGGTTTTATAATACAACAGTTAGTAGTTTTACAGGGACAGGAACAGGAAGTAATAGAATAACTCCTGGCCTACCAAACGAATTATATTCTTAAATAACAATTAAATTAAATAAAATGAAAATTAAAAAAGATCAACTAAAAGAGATACAAGAACAGCAAAACGTTATTTCTAATATTTTAAATAAAATTGGCTATATTGAATCTCAAAAACATGGTTTACTTCACGAGTTAGCTGGTGTTAATCAAGAGGTAGCTGACTCAAAATTAAAACTAGAAAAAGAGTATGGCCAAGTAAATATAGACTTACAAACTGGTGAATACACTCCAATAAAGGAAGAAGTTGTAGAAGAAGTAGAAAACATTTAATGATGTCAAATAAAATTAGAAAAATTAGTATAGGATCTGATTACAAAAACGATGCTATGCACTACTCTGTTGGACAAGAGGTTTATGGAGGTCATATTATATCAGATATATTACTAGATGAAAAAGATAGTTCTTATAACATATTTATAAAAAAAGCTGATGAAACATTACCTTGGAAAAAGTTTAATAATAACATGGCTGTTTCTGTAGAGTATAATCTTAGCTATAGTGAATAGTCTTTATGATTATATAATAGAACCATTAGGAAAAAGATATAATAACGAAAAAAAGTTAGGTAATAAATCTATTATATTAAACACTAAAATAGAAGAGTTTAAAAGTGTTAATAAGAAAGCTAAAGTAATAAGTATTCCTAAAGCTTATGACTTACCTATAAAAACAGGTGATATAGTTTATGTTCATCATAATGTTTTTAGAAGGTTTTACAACATGAAAGGAAAGCAAAAAAATAGTAGATCTTACTTTAAAGAAGATTTATATTTTTGTTCACCAGATCAAATATATTTATATAATAATGGTTGTAATAATTCTTTTTTAGACAGGTGTTTTGTTAAACCTATAGTCTCAAGCAAACTAGGCCAAAAGGTTGTTCCAAACATGGGATTATTAAAATATGGAAATAACACACTTTTAAACTTAGGTGTAAAAGAAGGTGATTTAGTTAGTTTTCCTGATCAAAGAGAATGGTCATTTAATGTAGATGGCGAAATATTATATTGTATGAAATCAAAAGACATTTTAGTTAAACATGGACATAAAGAAAACCAAAAAGAATATAATCCAAGCTGGGCAGTTGGCGGTTAAAGAATTAATAAAAGTAGCTAAAGAACCAATAGTAGATACAGGAGAAGACGTTACTGCAGACAGATTGAAAAATGCTGCAGCGACTAAAAAGTTAGCAATATTTGATGCTTTTGAGATTTTAGGCAGAATAGAACAAGAAGAAAACTTATTAAATGGAAAACCTGTAGAGGAAAAGAAACCAGAGAGAGATTTTAAATTTGCAGAAGGGAGAAGCAAATGAGCTATAATCAAACCCTTTGGAAAGAAATAAAAGATGTTGTAAATCCTAAAATTTTTAAAAAACAAAATAGATTTAAAAAATGGGAATATGGTTATAACTCCGAGTATGACTTTGTAGTAATTAGTAAAACTGGAAAAATTGGACAAATCATTGAAATACAAAATCTCAGGATTGCTTTACCAGCAGCAGATGAATCGTATAAACGAAGCGAAAAAAAAGAGGAACAATACTGGGAAAGATTTGAATATCCAAAAGAATTAGCTAGAATAAAAACGAGATTTGATTGGGAAGAATATCCTACAGATTTTAAGGAAAAATGGTATGAATATATCGATGAAGAATTTAAACGTAGAGAAGAAGGTTTTAGTTTCTACAATTGTGGCAGTCCTGTATATATTACTGGTACTCATTACATGTACTTGCAATGGTCAAAAATTGACGTTGGTGCGGCCGATTACAGAGAAGCAAACAGACTCTTCTTTATATTTTGGGAAGCATGCAAGGCAGATAATAGATGCTATGGAATGTGCTATCTTAAAAACAGACGATCTGGATTTTCTTTTATGTCGTCCGCAGAACTCGTTAACCAAGCCACCATATCTTCAGATGCCAGATTTGGCATCCTTTCAAAAACTGGAGCAGATGCTAAAAAAATGTTCACAGATAAGGTTGTACCAATATCCGTTAACTATCCGTTTTTCTTTAAACCAATCCAAGACGGTATGGATCGCCCTAAAACCGAGCTCGCTTATAGAGTCCCAGCTTCAAAGCTTACTAGACGTAAACTAGAAACAAACGAACAATTAAAAGAACTACAAGGACTTGACACTAC